AAGCTGGACAAGATATGCCCTCTGATCTTTTTAACGTGTTCGTAGGCAACCGAACCAAATTAACAAGGAAACAATAAACATGAACCAAGTAACAGAGAAAAAGTCTGCACCACTTCCAGCAAATATATTTGAGGAAGATGCAGCAAAAGGTTTGGGCAATATAGGTCAACAAGATCTAGCTCTTCCTTTTTTAAAAATCCTTGGACAGCTTTCACCAGAAGTTAACAAACGTGATGGTAAGCATGTCGAAGGTGCAGAGCCAGGAATGATTTTCAATTCTGTCTCTGGCGAAATGTACGATGGTGTTAAGGGCATAGATGTAATTCCATGCTTTTATAGACTAGAATACATTGAATGGAGAGACAGAGGAGAAGGTCTGGGTGCGCCAGTTAGCATCTACCCATCTTCATCTGACATTCTATCCAAGACATCACCAGATGCAAATTACAAAGATAGACTACCCAATGGTAACTATGTTGAAAAAACGGCATCTCATTTTGTTATGGTCTTGGGGGATAGTCCATCCACAGCTTTGATTTCTATGAAATCTACTCAATTAAAAATTAGTAGAAAATGGAATTCAATGATGTCTGGAATAAAAATGAAAGGTAAAAATGGATTATTTACACCAGCATCTTTCAGCCACATTTACAGACTAAAAACCACTCAATTGTCGAACGATAAAGGCACATGGTTTGGTTGGGAAGTCAGTAAGAACGGCCCAGTAACTGATACAACTTTGTATAATCAAGCCAAAACATTTAGCGAAAGCATAGCCAAAGGTTCTGTTAGAGCTAAACACGGTGAAGATAAACCAAAGGAAAGAGTTATTATCTAATTCTCTAAGAGAATGAGTGCACAGTGTGGGCCTGGAGGGAGACTGAAAGGCCCACATGATCGGTTATGGATAAAAGATATATAAAATTTTTTGATGGCTATCGAGCTGCTTACGGTCTAGCTGACTTTGAACACAAAGAAGCAAAAGTAGACCCAGAAAGCGGAAAGAAGAAGCCGGTATATAGGTGGAATTATGAACCTCTTACAGAAAAGGTTTATCAATCTCATCTAGAGGGAAAAATTTCAATTGGCATACAGCCATGTAATGAAAATAAAGAAGCAAGACTTGGTGTTATTGATGTCGACCCAAGCGACTATGATGATTTTAATAAAAAATTTTTTATAGATGTAATACAAGATTATGATTTACCTTTAATACCTATTGAGTCGAAAAGTGGAGGATTACATCTCTGCTTATTCATGGCTAATTTTATAAGTGCAAAAGATATTGTATCTTTCTTAACTAACCTACTTTCTCTCTTTAAACTCAAGCCTAAAAACGAAATATTTCCTAAACAGACAGAACTCACAAGAGACGGAGAAACTGGCAGATTAAAACCAGGACAATTTATTAACCTCCCTTACTATGGAGATAAGAGACGTGCCTTAAACATAGATGGAACCCCTTTTAAAATAGATGAATTTTTATCAGTTGTAGAAGCCAATCTCGTTCAGGAAGATCAATTAAAGATTATTACCGAGAGTCTAGATAAAAAAATATACGAGGGAGTTAACAAAGATTTTATTGATGGTCCACCATGTCTAGCGGACATTTCTAAAAGATGCAAGCAAGAAGGTTTTGATGGTAAAGACCGATTTATGTACAACTATCATGTATTAGTTAAGATGAAATATCCCGATGATTGGGAAACGAAAGTAAAAAATGCTCCAGTTAGATTTTTTGAAGAACAACATGCGAATGCATGGACCGATCAAAAACTAAAATCTAAAGTAAATTCTTGGGCAAAATCTGAAAAAGGTTATACCTGTAATGACGACCCTCTATGGAGTGCATGTAAAAAAGGTATTTGCGTTAAGAAAAAATTTGGAGTTCTTTCCGGATCAAAAGGATCCTATCCTGTTTTAACTAATTTAAGAAAAATAGAAATATTTGAAGAACCTGAATATGAATTTGATGTGATTAAACCTGACGGCATTAGTAAAGTAACAGTACACTGTAGATCTGTAGAACATTTAAATGATCAAATAAGAAGACGAAACTCAATCTCAAAAGCTGCAGGATTTCTCCCACCACGTATAAGTATTGCACAAGAACAAATAATTATGGATGCTTTGTATGAAACTGAACAGCCGGTTCAACCTCCTATTGGTACATCCCCTAAAGAAAAACTACACGACGTCCTCCATGCAAAAATTAATGGACCCAGAGCTACTAATGATGCAGCATTTAAGAGTGGATCAGTCCTTATTGAAGGAGAGTATGCATTTTTTAAATTAGAGAAATTTTTTGACAGATTAAAAGCTAAAGACTGGAAGTATAAAGAAGAAAAAACAGGACGTATTATGGAACACACATACCGAGAGTGTGAGATAGAATTTTTAGAACAAAAAAGATTTCCTACAAAAGAAAAAGGTAAACATAATTCATCGACCAAAAACGTGGTCAAAATACATATAAAATCTTTTGAAGAAGTACCCATCCATCATACTAAAACAAAACACAAGACGGAGATAATGTAATGAATGATGATATAGAAAACACTTTAGAGTTTCAACAAATGTTAAATGATATGGAAGATGAGCTGCACGAACGTGATCGCAAAAAGATTTTAAAATGTATAAAAGGTAAGACTTTATCAGAAGCGAAGGAACTTGTTTTTGTTATAAAGAATGAAATGCCCTTCAACCCCCATAGGAAATTACACTAATGAAACCATTACCTATAGCACAAATTCAGTTTGAGGTGTACAACATAGAAGAAAGCCCTCTACATCAAATAGTAAAAAAATTAATATATAAAAAAATTCTGGATCTGGAACCCTATAATTTTAATTATGTATCTGGGGGTAGTGATTTGGGCAAAAGTATTTACGGGATTTATACAGGTTCCTACGATGTAAATGAAAAATATTCACAACATAATGAAGATAAAAGAAAAGAAATAAGAGAGATTATGAAATGGGGTGACATAACGACTAACACAATTTTAGAATCTATTCATAATACGCTCGATGTAAGAGACGAACAATATGATCCAAATCCTTTTGAGCATAACTCAAGATGTGCCACAACTTATATACCCATACGACCATATGCAGGTAAGATCTTTATGGAGTATCCTTTCTTTCTGGATGGTCTAAGAATTATTCCAGATATTACCTTGATGGATGAAAACGGTAAACCGGAAACAGTTATTGAAATATTATATACAAGTATGCCTAAAGCAGACAAATTAATTAAGCTGATAGAGTCAAATCTGAACGTAATATTTGTTTTTGCTGATCAAGCTATCGACGAATTATTAATGGACATGACATGCAGAAGAGCTTCCTTTGGGTTTCCAATTAGAGAAGCATGGTTAGGATTTACAAATAAAAAGGAAAAAATTAGTAGAGCAGTCAATATTCTTTTACATAAAAAAATGTATAAAGATAAAGAGTATATTATTCACAAAGAGGTCATTAAAAATACAGAATGGAATCCTCACAATAGATGGAAAAAGAACCGTATGAATATAGGTCTAAGAATAATTACTAGGCATCCTTTGGGAAGAGAACTGATTGAAGATAACCACAACCTAAGTCATTCAATGATACAGATGAAGGAAACCAGTTCGTTGATTATATTACTAAGGTACTTACAAAAATATACAGCTGAAGAGAAAAAAACTGCAGGGGGACAGATACATGTTAGCTAAAATGGATTTAATAACCGTGGTTTTATTCACCGCACTTTGGATATATTTAAATTTAGAATTATGATTAGTAGAAAAATATATGGGCCTCCGGGAACAGGGAAAACAACCAGACTTATTAACTATGCAAAAACTTTTTATAAACTAGGAACTCCTCTAGATAAAATAGGATACTTTGCTTTTACTAAAAAAGCAGCCAATGAAGCTATCAATAGGATGTTAGATGCATATCCTAAACTTCAGCGTAAAAATTTAAAACATTTTAGAACTCTACACTCTTTAGCTTTTTGGAGACTGGGCCTGAAAAAAAGTGAAGTCATGCAGGATGAACACTACGAAGATATAGGAAGAAGTCTGGGCATAGAGGTTACCGTTTATTCTGATGGACAGGAAACTACAGGGTTCATAGATTCCAACAGTGAATACTTTAATCTAATAAATGCAGCTCGGATTAAAGGAGTCTCACTTAAAGAAGAATACAACACGGATATGTATTCCCCTACTTTGGACAAGCAACTTCTACAAATTTTAAAAGACGAGGTCGAAAATTACAAAGACTCATACAAACTGAAGGATTTTACTGACATGATTGAAAAATTCAATGTGGCAGAATTGTGTCCAAAATATGACATCGTATTTATTGACGAGGCCCAAGATTTATCGCCCGTACAGTGGAAAATGGTAGATATTATAAGGGAAAATTCCAAATATGTTATACTAGCTGGCGATGATGATCAAGCTATTTATGGATGGGCTGGCGCAGATGTTAAAAAATTTCAAGAAGAGCCCGCTAAAAAAGACATTATTTTGCCACAATCCTACAGAGTTCCCAGACAGATTCAAAGCATAGCCAATAAGATTTTAGATAGAATTCCGGATGAAAGAAGAATTAAAAAGAATTGGAGAGCCAGAGAAGAGGAAGGAGTTATAGATTATATAACTTCAATTGAAGATGCACCTCTATACAAAGGAGACTGGTTAATTCTCGCACGAACAAACGATAGACTTCATAAAATTAAACCTCTCCTAAAAGACATGGGAATTTATTTTCAATTCAAGGATCACAAAAGTTATAGAGCTTCTCTATTTAGAAGCATTATAAACTACACAAGATGGGCTGATCATAAAGAAAAGTTGTCATTAACAGAAATAAAAGATATATTTGAGTGCGTGCCCTATAGTGAGTTTAAGGGAAAGGAAGAAAGACTCTATGACTTAAAAGAATTTGGATTCAGTAATACTGACAGATGGTTTGATGTTTTCACAATAGATCCAGAAGAATGTTTATATATTCGAGAAATGTTGCGCCATGGGGAAGAACTATCTAAGGATGCAAGAGTAAAATTATCCACCATTCATTCCGCAAAAGGTGGAGAAGCGACAAATGTTTTACTCATTTTAGACAATACTAAAACAATTAGAGAAGCTACAGACAAAAGCTTTGAGAAAGCAGATGAAGAAAACCGAGTCTGGTATGTGGGCGTCACACGTACTAAACAAAATTTATATATTATGGCGGCAAAAAAGGAGGCAAAAGGATATGACATCGAAAGTTTGGGATAAACAAATCGGGGGAGAGCATTATAAAAAATTTAAAATTCAACCAAGTAAATTTGTGGTGGATAATAAGTTGCTTTATCCAGAAGGATGCGTTATAAAATATATCATTCGACATCGATTGAAGAATGGAAAGGAAGACTTATTGAAAGCAAAACATTTTATAGACATGATTATTGAAAGGGATTATTCGTGAAGGAACCATATAGCATACCTCACTATATGTTGCTCATAACTATAATCTGTTTGATTTGTTATTATTTAATATGAAAATACCAAAGTTTGAAGCACAAACCGAATGGGTAAAACCCACAGAATTTCCAGACCTAAGACAGGTAGATGAAATTGCCATTGATTTAGAAACAAGAGATCCTGATCTTATAAAAAAAGGATCCGGTGCTATTATTGGTAATGGTGAAGTCATTGGCATAGCCGTAGCTACCAAACATTATAAAGGATATTTTCCTATTGCCCATGAAGGGGGCGGTAACATGGATAAAGTTAAAGTTTTATATTGGCTCAAAGATATTTTAGAATCTCCTTCCACAAAAATTTTTCACAATGCTATTTACGACGTCTGCTGGCTTAAAAAGATGGGATTTAAAATCAATGGTGACATTGTATGTACAATGATTGCTGCAGCCGTGACAGATGAAAATAGATTTAGATACGATCTCAATAGTTTATCTTGGCACTATCTAGGCTATGGTAAAAATGAAAGAGCACTGGCCGAAGCTGCAGAAGAGTGGGGAATTAATCCTAAAGCTGAAATGTATAAACTTCCAGCCATGCATGTTGGATCTTATGCAGAAAGAGATGCAGAAGTAACCTTCGGTCTTTGGCAAGAACTTAAAAAAGAAATTGTTAGTCAAGACCTGGAGGACATATTTGATTTAGAAACAGAACTCTTTCCTTGTCTTGTTGATATGAGATTTAAAGGTGTGCGCGTTGATATTGAAAAAGCTCAACTGATGAAAAAAGAATTCAAGGAAGCAGAACAAAAATTATTACACCAAATAAAAGGAGAAACAAATATAGACACCCAGATATGGGCAGCAAGATCTGTAGCTAATGTATTTGATATGCTAAAAATAGAATACCCACGGACAGAAAAAACTCAAGCTCCGTCCTTTACTAAAAATTTTTTACAGGAACACAAACATCCTGTTGTCAATATGATTGCCAAAGCAAGAGAGATTAACAAAGCCCATACAACCTTTATAGATTCTATTTTAAGATTTGAACATAAAGGTAGAATACATGCAGAGATAAACCAACTTAGAAATGCAGGGGGAGGCACGGTCACTGGAAGATTTTCATATCAAAATCCTAACCTCCAGCAGATCCCTGCAAGAAACAAAGATTTAGGGCCCAAGATCAGAAGTCTCTTTATACCTGAAGAAGGACATAAGTGGGGATGTTTTGATTACAATCAGCAGGAACCAAGACTCGTTGTGCATTATGCATCGCTCTATAAACTTCCTTCTGTCTATGAAGTTGTAGAT